ACTCTCTCGCCGTCTTGCGCTGAACCCTCCGAGCCGTTGCCCTCTACTCCCGCGTCGATATATGGTGCGACAAATATGTCGTCGTCGTCCTCATGCTCGATCATCTGCAACAAACACCCGTCGAGGTTGCCGTGAGTGTATCCGTTGGCTTTTAAATATTGTTGGAGGTATTTGCCCTCCGTTGAGCCGTTGGCGTCGGGATAAATTCTAACGTATTGTTTAAAGTCCTCCCGCACTATGCAACGCGCTAAAATCTCACCCGCGAGGCTTTGAATATATGCCAAGCGTATTACCGATTTGTCATGCGCATAAACTCGAACGGCGTCCATGCCTTTCATACATGAACCCGCGAGGCAGTTGCTATAAATTCTTACGAACCCGTCGGCGTCGGTGCTTTCAATAAAACGAACCTCCCAGCCCGTGCGACTTGCCACGATCGCGTTGTATTTCTCGACGGCGTCCTTGATCTCTGTTTCTGTTATGCCGATAAAGTCCTTGAACGTCGTTAAGTATTTACCCAATTTTGTCACGACCTCGCGCCCGTCCCTTAAATGTTTTAAAGTCGGATAGTGTGCTATCTGTAAGGGGTTCATTAAACTGACGTGGACGCGGTGCAACCAAAAAAGATAGCTTATGTTTTGGCTTTGCTCGTTGTTTATGCCGATCGAGTTCCACGCCATATAAGTCCACTCACCGCCGTTAAATTCTTTGTCGATTTGTTTAATGCGAGGCTCGAGTTTGTCCCGCACCTTTTCAAGTTGTTCAATGCGCCGTAAGTATTCACAAGCGCGGAGGGTGTAGTCGAGGTTTTTCCGTTCTTGTTCTACGTCGGGCGGGTTGCGGACGTCGCTTATTGTTTTGGCTAGTGTTGTCCCGTTGATTTTATAATAGGCGTCCGTCCCGCCTAGTCGGTAATAGTCCGAGCGTGAATAACCATTTTTTCGTAGTCGTTGGCGTTTCGCTCTTTCGTCTTTCTCGAGTTGATCGTTTAAGAATAGGCGGACGTTGTTTTGTCGGTGTTCGCTTTGTTGTTGGTGCATAAGGGCGTAGTCGTTGGCGTTCGCATAGAATAAAGGTACTCGCGCCCAAAAGGTGTCGCCGTTTTGAAACCCTTTTGTTATGCCGTGATATTTAATAAGTCTAGGGGTGCGAGGCGTGTTTATGTTTAAGTTAGTTTCTATTATGCGTCTGTAGTCCGTTAAAGTTTTATTCACGTCCATTAATTGCCTCGCTTTCGTTTTTGAGTTCGTCCAAGTCTTTCGAGTTGATCGTTAAAATGTCGGTGTATTCTGTTATGTCGTTCTCAACCAAGTTGAAAAGGTGTGCTTTTCTCATAGCGACGCCGTCGCGGAGGTTGTTCTCGAGGTTCTTTGTCGCGTGGTGCGCGTTCGCCATGTCCGCTTTGCTTGGTTGGTAGTAAAAAGTAAATTTCACGCCATGCCCGTTGATTGTGCCGTCGATAATGTTCACACTAGGCGCGGTCGGTTTCGTGACCTCGTAGGCTTTTTGTGGGCGGAGTTGGTTGCGGAGGATTTCTATTGCGTCGTGTCTTTGTTGTGCTTGGGTTGGTGCGGTTTTCATTTTGTGCCTTTCGTGAGTTTAGTTTTAAAGTCGTTGAGTGCGGTTTCGATCTGCCGAATTGATAGGCGGAGTTTAAAAGCCGTTTCATAGGTGCTATTAAAAAGCAGAGTTGAGAGAATTACCCGTTCGCTTGTGCTTAAAGTGTTGGGGTGGCCGTTGAGTGCCCGCTTGATCTGTGGCCTGAGTTTTTCCATGTTCATATATAGTATGTCCCTTCGTTGTTGTGGTTAAAGTATTGCCGTCTGTGATTTTACTTCGAATTGGTTTTTATAGTCAAACGATATTTGACAATGATTGGCATGGTTCTTGCTAGGTGTTAAAAAAGCCTTATAAAACAATGGGTTCATGCGGTTCATGTTTTGAAACTTTACTTTAAACAAGTGAACGAGGCTTTTTTGAACGGGTGGGAGTTTGTAAGTGCTTGTTATATATAAGATTATTATTATTTATTATTATTATTAATTGATTGGTTCATGGGTTCATGCTCTGCGGTAAGAGTGAGCGGGGTAAAAGATCGCACCGCATTAACGAAGTGAACGACGTGCAAACTTCTCGAAACTCTTTTCCCGATGTCCTATTATTTGGCATGAACTTCGTGAACTTCGTGAACTTCCGTTATAAATCAAGTACTTACAACGTGAACGCCGAAAAACAAAACATGAACTTCATGAACTTCTCAATATAATCAAGGACTTACGGAGTGTTGCGCCTGGTTGGTTCGGTGCGCGTCGCGGACTTGGTTCGAACGTGGTGGACTTGGTTCTAACTTAGTGGACGCCGTGAACTAGGTGGACTTAGCGGACGAGGTCGGCGCAGTTGAGCGAGGTTATAACGAGGCGGACAAGGTGGACGCGGTGAACTTCGTGGACTGGGTTTTAACTAGGCGCGACGCGGTCGCATACTACGAACCCCACCCATACCCCATCACCCCGTTTTACAAAGTAGGAGTCCCGTCTCGCCATACATTGAGCCCAGCACGAACGATCAGAAAAAAAGTCAAATATAGAAACCCACCCCCTATCAAATAAAAAGGGTCATCAAAAAAAATTTCTATAAAAAAAGTTGAAAAGTAAGGAAGTAAAGCAGGGTTTTACAAAGAAAAGGTTTTCACTCAAAACCACAAAGTTCTAACAATGAATGAAAACTAAATAGCTTTAGGATCGAAGTTGTAAAGCTCAGAGTAAACATCTTTAATACGCATGAATTTAGCCCCGTGTTGATCAAAGTCATCATCACCTCGAACGTAAAGAGCTAAGTGAACCATTTCATGAAGAAGAGTTTGGAAGATAGTAATGAAGTGACCACAAGAACCAGAACTTATTTCAATTGCCATGTCTACTTCGTCAAAACAGCCATATATAGTAGGATTTTTTATAACACGGAACTTAACTTTGTCTGACTTAGGCATAGAAAGTCTATTAAAAGGAGGCATTTTACACGCCATGTTGTAAAGTATCTCTAAGTTCTTCTTAGTCAACGTAGTTTTCATTTAGACATTCTACCAAAAGACTATGCAAATAAGATGAAACTAGGTTAAAATAGTTAAATAAGCTGCAAATTCTACTCAAAGGTGTAACAGCGACACATGAATGACTTAAATGTCCAACAAAATCAAGGGGATAACCCCGAACACGACGTTTCTCACGTCATCATGATGCCCAACATCGAGGAAGATATTCCTTTGCCTAAAAATTCTAAAGATGCTATGCCAGAACTAGGTATGGAAGAAGAGCTCCAAGTTAGAGTTGAGACGGTTAAGACCATAGCTGATCTAAAAGGTGAACCTATTCCTGACGCTAGCCCAGCAGAACAACAAAAAGCAGTTGACTTTGTTAAAAGGGTTATGACAGATCCCAACTTTAAACCTGAATATGGTACATACACCGATCCTACGATGGCATACTGTGCAGGTATGGTAGCTCAGACACAGGTACTACTCGCAAAACAACTAGCAGACTACAAACTCTACGTGGTTAACAATTTAATTAAGGTGATAGAGAGTACAACGAATCCTAAAGAAAAGACAACCGCGTTAAGAGCGTTAGGCGAGGTGGATGGGGTTGATGCGTTTAAGAAGAAGACAGAAGTGACGCACAAGATGGAGTCGATGGAGGAAGTTGAGAAAGAATTACTCACCATGTTAAACGACTTCAAGAGACAAGGACTCATGAAAGAGCCAGCTCAGACGATAGATGCAGAAGTAATTGAGGAAACAGATGTAGTAGAAGAGAAAACAGATGGCACTGATTCTTAAGGAAGAAGAAAGACTCACCCCAGAGAAAGCAGCGGAGTTAATGCAGATCATTCCACATCTGGATGATGACAAGAAAAGAATAGCGTTAGCAAAGTTAAGAGTGTTTAAGAAGAATTGGGTACAAGAGCACGGCAAGGATAGTTTCCTAGACTTTATTATGCACGTGTATCCAGGCTACATGATAGGAGACCATCATAGACGGTTGGCTAAGATATTTGAAGAGATTGCGGCAGGCAAGAAGAAACGAGTTATTGTTAATATTGCTCCGCGGCACGGGAAGAGTGAGCTTATCTCTTATCTTGCTCCTGCCTGGTTCCTTGGGAAATACCCTCATAAGAAAGTTATTATGGCGTCGCATACGGCTGACCTTGCTGTTAATTTTGGTCGTCGGGTTAGAAATTTGGTGGGTAGTGATGCTTACAAAGATATCTTCCCACAGGTAGAGTTGCAGGCTGACTCAAAGAGCGCATCACGTTGGGGGACAAATTATAATGGAGAGTACTTTGCTATTGGTGTTGGTGGCGCCCTCGCTGGTCGCGGGGCTGATCTGTTTATCATTGATGACCCACACTCTGAACAGGATGCTAAACTTGGACGACCTGATGTCTTTAAGCCTGCTTGGGAGTGGTTTCAGTCTGGCCCTTTACAGCGTCTTATGCCTGGTGGTGCGATAATCGTAGTCATGACTCGGTGGTCTAAGTTAGACTTGACTGGCGAAATTGTGAACCAAATGGTTAAGAATGACGATGTTGATGACTGGGAGGTCGTAGAATTTCCCGCAATATTAACGGATAAAGACGGAGAAGAACGAAGTTTATGGCCTGAGTTCTGGCCACTAGAAGAATTAAAAGCTAAGAAGGCAGCACTTGATATTAGGTATTGGAACTCACAATATTTGCAAAACCCAGTATCAGAAGAAGGTGCGTTGATTAAAAGAGAGTGGTGGAATATATGGGAGGGAGAAGATCCCCCCAATTGTGAATTTACAATCATGACACTAGACGCGGCTCAAGAAGCTAATAACCGTGCGGATTACAACGCATTGACTACATGGGGTGTCTTTTTTAACGAAGAAACCAATAACTATAATATAATACTATTAAATGCAATTAAAAAACGATTAGAGTTTCCCGAGCTTAAAGAGCTTTGTATACAAGAATATAAAGAATGGGAGCCTGACGCATTCATAGTAGAAAAGAAATCTAACGGCGCTGCACTCTATCAAGAGGTTAGACGCATGGGCATTCCTGTTGGCGAATTTACACCAGGTAAAGGACAAGATAAAATCAGTCGTGTAAATGCAGTGTCAGATTTGTTTAGAAGTGGTATAGTGTGGGCCCCAGATCATAGATGGGCGCATGAAGTAATTGAAGAGTGTAATGACTTTCCAAGCGGAGCAAATGACGACTTAGTTGACTCAACAACGTTAGCATTAATGAGGTTTAGACAAGGTGGCTTTATTAGATTACCTAGTGATGAAGCTGAAGATATACCAGGATTTAGAAGTTCACGAAACAGATTATACGCAATATAAGGATAACATATGGCAGACAATGTAGATAAAAGTTTATCGCAAGCACCACAAGGAATAGAAGCAATGGCTATGGGTCAACCTGACTTAAGCATTGAAATTGAAAATCCTGAAAGCGTAACACTTGATGATGGTAGTATGGAAATTACTATTGTGCCTGGTAAAGAGCAGGACGATGAATTCAATGACAACTTAGCAGAAGAAATGGATGAAGGCCAGTTGACGCAATTGTCAGGTGATTTGCTTGGTGAATACGATGCCGATATTAATTCAAGAAAAGATTGGTTAACGACTTATGTAGATGGCTTAGAATTGCTAGGCTTAAAAGTAGAAGACAGAACAGAACCGTGGCCTGGCGCATGTAATGTATATCATCCCTTAATGACAGAAGCGCTGGTTAAGTTCCAAGCTGAAACTATGATGGAAACATTCCCTGCAGCCGGCCCAGTAAAAACTGTAATCATTGGTAAACAAACGCGCGAAAAAGAAGACGCGGCTGAACGTGTAAAAGATGATATGAACTATCAGCTTACAGACATGATGCCAGAATATAGACCTGAACACGAACGCATGCTATGGGGTCTAGGGTTATCTGGTAATTCATTTAAAAAAGTTTATTACGATCCATCACTTGAACGTCAAGTGGCAATATATGTTCCCGCTGAAGATATCGTAGTTCCATATGGCGCATCTAATTTAGAAACAGCAGAACGTGTTACACATGTTATGCGCAAGACAAAAAATGAATTACATAAACTACAAGTAGCAGGATTTTATCGTGATGTAGATTTAGGTGAACCATTCTTAGACATTGATGAAGCTGAAAAGAAAATTGCAGAGAAGTTAGGTTTCAATCCAACAGAAGATGATAGATATAAAATTCTTGAGATGCACGTCAATATTGATTTAGAAAATGGCGATAGTGAAGATGGAATTGCATTACCTTATGTAATAACAATTGAAAAAGGTACAGGTACTATATTAGCAATTCGTCGTAATTGGAATCCAGACGATAAATTAAAATCTAAGCGTCAACACTTTGTTCATTACGGTTACATACCAGGCTTTGGTTTCTATTGCTTTGGTTTAATTCATTTGATAGGTGCTTTTGCCAAATCAGGTACTATGATCTTACGTCAACTTGTTGATGCAGGTACTCTATCAAACTTACCAGGCGGACTTAAATCACGCGGTTTAAGAATTAAAGGCGATGACACTCCGATTGCTCCAGGTGAATTTAGAGATGTAGATGTACCATCAGGTGCAATACGCGATAACATTTTACCATTGCCTTATAAAGAACCAAGTCAAGTTCTTAATCAATTAATGAATCAAATCATTGAAGAAGGACGACGCTTTGCTTCCGCTGCGGATATGAAAGTATCTGACATGAGTGCTAACTCACCCGTAGGCACAACCCTTGCTATATTAGAAAGAACATTGAAAGTAATGTCAGCTGTGCAAGCTCGTATTTACTACGCAATGAAACAAGAGTTTAAATTACTTAAAGGAATCATTCGAGATTACACGCCAGAAGAATATTCTTATGATCCTGAAGTAGGTGATCGTCGTGCTAAACAAGCTGACTATGATAACGTAGATGTAATTCCTGTAAGCGATCCAAATGCTGCAACCATGTCACAAAAAGTTGTTCAGTATCAAGCTGTTATGCAGATGGCTCAAGCAAATCCACAGATCTATGATTTACCAGAACTTAATCGTCAGATGTTAGAAGTATTAGGCGTTAAGAATATTGGTAAGCTTATTCCAAATTCAGAAGATCAAAAACCAAAAGATCCAGTATCTGAAAATATGGCAATCATTAATGGTAAACCTGTTAAAGCATTTATCTATCAAGATCATGAAGCACACATTACAGTTCATATGGCAGCAATGCAAGATCCTAAAATAATGCAAATAGTTGGCCAAAATCCAATGGCTTCTCAAATTCAAGCTGCAGCTATGGCTCACATAAATGAACATATTGCGTTTGAATATAGAAAACAAATTGAAGAACAATTAGGTGTACCATTACCTAATCCAGATGAAAACTTACCAGAAGACGTGGAAGTTCAACTATCTAGATTAACTGCTGATGCGGCTAATAAACTTCTACAAAAAGATCAAGCTGAAGTTCAACAACAACAAATTCAACAACAGCAACAAGATCCATTGATTCAAATGCAACAACAAGAACTTGCAATTAAACAACAAGAAGT